CTACAATCTGCTACTACAAGCGCATTTGCTCGTACAACAGAAGGTACATTCGAAGCACCTACAAACACCAAGTTTGTTGGTACATTGAACAATGCTATGAAAGTCTATGTTAACAGCTACGCTGTTGACAGTACAGACATTTTGATCGGCTACAAAGGCGGTTCAGAGTCTGATGCTCCTGCATTCTATTGCCCATACATTCCATTGATGAGCAGTGGTGTTGTATTGGATCCATCAACATTCGAACCAGTAGTAAGCTTCATGACACGTTATGGATATGTTGAGTTGTCAAACACAGCAAGTTCATTGGGTAATGCCGCTGACTACCTAGGCCGTGTTGCTATCACATCAGGTAACGTTAAATTTAGTTAATCTAAGTTTAGTTACTTTTATAGTACTAAAAGGGCTCTTCGGAGCCCTTTTTTATTCTCGACTAAATACATAGTAATGATTCACATGGGGTGGATTTTATGCGGAAATCCAACCGCGTATGGCCTAGAACGCCATCTTTCTTAAGGAGAAAATAAAATGGGACGTCCTTTAAATAAAAAATTCTTTGCTAACACAAACTATGCAACATTTGGTACAGCTAATGTTGGCGGTGAATCAGTTGCAAGCGTAACTGTAGTTACCGGTAACAGCGCAGGTTATGTAACAGGTAATTTCGTATCATTCTCTGCTCCACAAATTACCGGAGGAGAATATCCAGTAGCTACTATTGTAGCAACTGCTGGAGCAGTAACTAGTGTTGTAATAACCAGCGGCGGTTCAGGATATACTTCTGCTCCAACAGCTACAGTTATATCAGGTACTGGCACTCAAACCACATTAACGTTAACTCCGGTGTTAACAACTGGCGCAACTGCTCGTCAAAACGGTATCAAGTGCGAAGCACAAATTGGGGCGGGCAGTGAAGTTACCACTGGCGATATCATCAAACAAGTTGCTGGACGCCGCTACACAGTTCAAACTAGCGATGGCACAGCAGTTTGTAATCTAGTCACAACAGAAGCTAAAGATGCTAACCAAATGTCAATCAAAGCTACTGACAGTGACGGCAATACATATTTTGTTGCTAAACTAACAGCTCGTCTTGCGGTATTAGTTCCGGCAGCTAATGTACACGGTGGCTCAACCTCTGCCGGTACACAATTTTATGTTGGCACAACTGCTAAATGGACTTTTGGTGCAGCCGTGGCCGGTACTACAGTAACTATTGAAAATCAATAATTAGGATTGGGGACTTAGGTCCCCTAACTATAAGGATATAGAATGTCAAAGATTGTAAAAGTCAGCGGTGGTGATTATAGAGTCGAAGTACAAGGTGCTTTGAATCCAGCCACGGGCTTGCCAACCACAGGTGGCAGTATTATTTTAGATACCAAGTCATCTGGCACACTCAATGGCATGGTTACCATACTGGGTAACTTAGAGGTTAAGGGTACAACATCTACAATTGAATCTACTGACACCTTTCTTAAAGATACAGTTATTACTTTAAACTACGGACAAACAGGCGCCGGCATTGGAAACGGTACAGGCGCTCAAGTCTCCGGTTTAGAAATAATTCGAGGCAGCAGAAGCACAGCTCAAGTGTTGTTCAGTGAACTTATTAATCGTTGGAATCCAGCGACTAGTACAACAGTTCCGGGATCATTTGTTTTAAAAACTGCTGACGGGGCACTCAGTGCATTACAAGTTGGCGTGTTATTAAATAACGGCACACAGGATTTTACATTTGATTTACAGGGCGCAACACCAGTTCTCAAAGTGGCCAACACTACTGATTATCATACTCGAGTCATTGATGATAATCATATTCCTAATAGAAAATTTATCACAAATTATGTTGCGGCAACTGGTGGCATTGCAGATGTTACTAATATACATTTTCCGGTAACTGGTACACCTGTACAATCTAATGTGGTATGCGCTTCAGGCACTGTTACGTCAACTATTTGGAATGGCACAGCTAACATTACCAAGTTATTGATTAGTGGAGCTGGAGTTACAATGGGCAATGTATTGATTGCAAACGACACCGTTTCCAATATATCTGCAAATAATCTAATACTAACTGCATCTAATAACAATGTAGAACTTGCCGGAACACTAAACTTAAATCATCAACCGGATCAGTTAGCACCATCAGGCAATGCCAACAAAGTTTATTCAAAAGCTATAGAAGGCCCTGGAAGAACTGGTATATACTTTACTTCGAGCAATGCATATGGAGCAACTGCATACAATAATGATGAACTAGTAAGTAAAAATAGAGCAGTGCTGTTAAGCATACTCTTATAAGGAAAGAACATGGCAATTAAAAACACATTAATTACAAACACAAATTCAGTTATGTACGCAAGCAGTGGTGCAAATGCAATCACCAGTATAATTATATGTAATTACGGAGCATCGTTAAGCAACTTGACACTATTTGCAGTTCCAGCCGCAGATGTTAGCGGAACAACTACAAGTGTTAGACATACTATTATTTCAGCATTACCAATTCCTGCAGGTGAAACTGTAAGTTTAGATCAAGAAAAACTAGTTTTAGCAAACGGCGATGCACTAATCGCAATAGCAAGCGTTAACTCAATGTTGACATTTACAATTAGCACACTTCCAGTATAATGAGATTCCTTAAACGCCAAACTCTTAATCGCAGACAGCTTAGAGATACCACTGTCTACAGTGATATTGCTCCAACTGCGGCAGCAACTCCTGGCAATTACAATGTCTGGTTAAATCCAGCGGCTGGCGGTGCGATGGTACTACCCAGCGGTCCTACTACACAAATGCCAGGCGTACTAGCTGGATCTTCAGCAACTGCTGGCATGATTCGTTATAACACCACAACTACTGATGTGGAAGTTTATCAAGGCGGCAACTGGAGAGCATTGCGTTACAGAGAACCAGGCGCAATTACCCAACAAAATCTAGGCGCCGGTGATGATTCGACTCAATATTTTGGCCCGTTGAACCCAACACCATATGGTGTAAATGCACAGAGCGGTGTCACTTGGGATACCACAGCAATCGCTAAAAGTATTTTAGTAGTAGTTGAAAACGTATTACAACTAGCTGGCACCAACTATACTGTGGTACAAAATCCAACAATACCAACAGAAACATATGTGGGATCGGCAAGTATTGCACACCCAAGCGGTACTACTACAATTTATTTCAATAGTAGCTTGGTAGCAACCGGCGCAAGCAATACTGGATTTGTCACTGTAACTGGATTCATCAACGGAATAACCATGTCCGTGACTGCATTTAGCACAGCACCACAGTTGGGGCAAGTGTTATCCGGCACAGGCATTGCCAGCTCACCAACAATTTCTGCAATCAACACAGTTTCATTCAACGGATATATTGCCACAACAACATTAACAGTGTCATTATTAAACAGTGGTGTTATTAAAACAGGCATGGTACTAAGTGGAGCCGGAATCACAGCTGGCACTTATATTGTAAATCAATTGACTGGAACTACTGGTGGCGCCGGAACCTATACTGTCAGTACTTCACAAACTGCTGGCTCAGTAGGATCACAAATTTTAACTACCGGCACAAATTACACAGTCAGTGTAAGCCAAACCAATACCGGTAGCATTACCATTACCTGCACTGGTACTATAGCAGTACTAACATTTACAACTAGACCAGCTGAGCCGTTTGCAGTGGGTGCAACGATTTCAGTAACAGGAATGCGCCCACTGGGATATAATGGAACATATACTGTAACTGCTTGCTCTACATCATCAGTAAGTTATAATTGTACAGCAACTGGAGCAATGACGTTTCAAGGAACAGTATCAGCAATTGATGCAATATACCCTGCGGTCAATATTGGCGGCGCTTCAATAAGCCAAGCAGGTCTACCGTTAACAACTATTAATTCGTATGAAGTTGACGCTGATACAGGAGCATTAGTTAGGGTAGCAGTGATACCAACTTCCTCAAATTCTGTGGCCAACGCAGTATTAACCATTGTAGAAAGCACCAGCGTTGTATCAAATAACGACTACTACGTTTATTTTAGTACACCAGTACCGTACGGAAAACCAGTTACCGCACTTATTGGCTTTGACAGATAATTAGCTAGGAGCGCACAATGGGGCGAGAACTAGGTAGAATAAGCGGCCCGTTACTAGCAGACAATCTCAAACGTAACGGCTCCAATCTTGCAGTTGACACTCAACTGCTGTACCTTGATGTAACAAACAAGTATATCGGTATCAACACTGATATCCCCACTCGCGAATTTTTAGTCAACGGTCTAACAAATACCACAAATCAAATTGTTAATACTCAAGCAGACTTGGGATATTTTACAATCAATGCTAGCACAATTCAAAATGTTAGTGATGCGATCAATCTAATACCCAGTCAATTTAACACACCAACAGTGGTTGTTCCAAAGTTACAAGCTGGGCAACTTGTTCTTAGCACCAACACAATCAGCAACACCACAACCAACGGTGACATTAACTTTTCACCCAACGGCACTGGCCGACTGATTTCAAACAAATCAGTTTTAATAAATGGAAATTTACACGCAACGGGCAATGTCACGTTTGATGGCAATGTAACTATAGGTAACGGTAATACTGACAACGTTACATTTGGTGCAGATGTAGTTAGTAATATAATTCCTGACGTTACTAATACTTACGATTTAGGTAGTGGCCCAAGTGGCAGAAATCTAGCTTGGAGAACATTATACGCCAATACAGCAACGCTGACCACGGGATCTATAGCTGAGTTTACAGTTACCAATAATGTAATTTCAATTAGTACTACTAATCAAAGTATGATACTATCAGCCAACGGCGCTGGTATTATAAACATACCTAATAATCGTGTGGTGTTGGGGCAAAACTTAGCAGTTGGCGGAACAGTAGCAGTAACAAACACAACCACACTGGCTGCAACAGGAATAATTGGCGCTGTTAATATCAGCGGCACGTTGCTTGACGGCAGTTTGTTGAGTTTTGATAGTGGGGCATATACTCTTGATAGTGTACTGGCTGGCGCATACAATCAAACAGGGTCGTCTTTTATAAACGGCACATTTGCTAACAATAATATTGCTATTACTGGGACAAGCTCGTATATTGCGGCTCCAAATTTTAAAATTCAAAACAATGTTATCAGCAACACAACTGTTGGAAATGCTGATATAACTCTTAGCTCGACAGGAACAGGCAGTGTAGTTTTAGAAAGTTTATCTATAAAAAATAGTAGAATTACTAACACTGCCGCGAGCCCCACAACAGATTTAGACAAGAGTGTTGTTATTAGTCCTACTAAAACTCTAGTAGTCAATTCAACACGTTTTGTAAAAATACCCTACTCAAACAACTCAGATCAAGTGTTGACTAGTGTAGGTAATGTTAGGCTCAATAGAACAACAGGACTGTACGAAGGCTATCAATCTTATGGATTTGATAGTTTTAACAATGTGTATAGTGTATCTAGAACTACTGGTATTACTGCTGAACTAACTCCGGGTAATAACGATAAAACTATAAGATTTACCACCAACGGCCTAGCTAATACAACCATGACCAGTGTGGGAGTAACTACCAATCGACTAGATGCAGGTAACGTTTCGTTTACATCTAATATTATCAGCAACAAGGTCAGTGCTAACAATGTCAATTTGACTGCTACCGGAACTGGCAAAGTAAACTTTAATAATATACAAACATATGTTTCAACAGGCACTACAAGCGTCATCAAAAATACAACTACTGATGCTATTACAACTTTTGTAAATCAAGGTACGGGATTTGTTAGATTTGCCGGAACAACCGCAGTTACTCTTCCAGTGGGAGCAACTGCCGGGGTGGGCGGCAGGCCCACAGTCTTTGAAACAGGCATGACTAGATTTAATACTACGCTTGATAAAGTAGAAATTTATTCAGGAAATCCAGCTGCCGGCGACAATGGCTGGATCCCCATCTCAGGAGTAGCAGGCGCACAGCTCAGTGCCGCAGAAGTTACCGACATTCTAAATATCATGGCCATTGTAATAGGCTAAACTCAAAATCCGATAAATACTACTGATTACAAAGAACGACCATTTTTTGTATGATTAAACTGTGGTAAACCCGCAAAGAGCCGAAAGGATGCGCACGACAAGTGCAAATGTGGTTAACCGTGAAACACGGGGTCAAGGGAGCGTACATGGCTGTTGGTCGAATTTCAGGGCCGCTCTTAAAGGATAACTTACTTCGTAACGGAGTAAATTTAGCCTTCGAGACGAGCCTTCTCTATTTGGATGTTGTAAACAGCCGCGTTGGTGTCAATACAACTTCACCTAGATACGACCTTGACATTGTTGGTACTAGTAAAACTACAAATTTACAAGTAACAACACAATCAGATATTGCTAATTTTACAATATCTGGCAGTACAATCTCAAGCCGAGACTCAACAATAACATTAACTCCCAGCGGAAGTAATGCTGTAGTTTATCAAGCTCGCGCTCTAATTGACAGTAATCTACAAGTATCAAGCAATGTAATAGCAAGCACTGTTACCAATTCAGATATTAATTTATCTCCCAATGGAACTGGGCAAGTAGTTGTAAATTCCAATACACTTGTCAACGGCAACCTGCATGCTACCGGAAATATTACCGCAGACGGCAATCTAACATTAGGTGATGCAACTACAGATAGCATTACTTTTAATGCAGATATCACTAGTAATATTATACCGGATGTCAACAATACCTACGACTTAGGATCTTCTAGCAAAAGCTGGAAAACAGTCTGGGCTCAAACACTACAAGCAACTACAATCAACTGGGCAGACATTGTTATTAGCGGTAACACGATTACTACATCAGTTACAAATAGTAATTTAGTATTGCAGGCCAACGGTTCTGGAATAATTTCACTTCCTTCTAACAACGTAAATATTGCGCAAAATCTAGCAGTAGGTGGTACTTTAACTGTTACCGGAACAAGTAGTTTAAGTAACACAAACATAGTTGGAGCAGTTACTCAAACAGGTAACTTAAACCTAACAGGTAACTTTACAACTTCTGGAAATACACAAGTTACCGGAAATATCACAGCAACTGGTATATTACAACTGCCTCAGATTACAATATCCGGAAACACAATTGCTACAACTCCCGCCAATACAGACCTAGTGTTAACAGCCGCAGGCAGTGGAAGTATAGTAGCTCAAGATATTAAAATAACAACAAATGTTATCGCTAGTGTTTCAGCTAACAGCGATATTACCCTAACACCACAAGGAACTGGCGGTGTTATAATTGATTCTACAAACGCATTTAAGATTCCTGTAGGAACAGATGCTCAACGCCCGGTAAGCCCAGCCAACGGGATGATTCGCTATAATACTGATAGAACTCGTTACGAGGGCTATACTGGAAGCTATTGGATTCAGCTTAGTGGAGTTACTGATGTTGCTGGCACAACTTATATTTTACCTGAAGTTACCCCGGGCGCAAACGATCATACCTTGTATTTTTATGCCAACAGCACTCTGGCAGCAACCATAGATAGCACCAAACTATACAGTCCTCAAGTAAATACAAGTAGTCTTTCAATCAGCGGAAATACCATTGGTACAGTGGTAACTAACACTGATATTAATCTTACAACTGCCGGAACAGGCGGAATTGTAGCAGGCAATTTAAGGATATATAATAGTACAATTACTAATACGCAGTCAAATGCAGTAACAGAATTCAGTGAAACGGGTACAGGATACGTTAGACTTGCAGGAACTAACGGTGTTGTAATTCCGTCAGGTAATACACTAACTCAGAGGCCCGGTGCTCCTGAGGTAGGAATGGTAAGATTTAATACAGATTTTCAGTATGTTGAAGTTTATAACGGAACAGGATGGGCCAGCGTAGCAGGTTCGGCTTCTGGAATTACAAGCAACGAAGCATACGACATTGGTATTTTATCAGGATTAATTTTTGGATAACATATGGCAACTTATTTTAGAACTAAAGTATCAAAAGACATAGGAACAACTCCTGTCAATGTTTTGGTCCCAGGCGCCGCCAGTAGATTTACTATTATTGGTTGCAATTTAGCAAACACCACTGACTTTGATGTGTCAGTTTCAATATCAGTGACTGATGGAAGCGCAGTGACCGGCAAGTACATCAATTTGATGCAGATACCCCCGTACACCAGTTTAAAAGTTATCACCAATGGTGAGAAATTAATTCTGATGGAAAACACAATATTAACAATAACGTCAGATACCGCTACCAGCATTGATGCAGTCATTAGCTACGCTGAAATTATTTAAAGGAAAAATAACATGTCAACTAATTATATATTTGGTAATCCTCAAGAAGACCAGCTAGGTAACAATACCAAGTATTTTTACGGATTACGTAGAACCGATGCCGGCGAGTTGTATCTTGCCAAGGTAAATCAACTGAGTAAAACTGACAGCGTAACAATAAACAACAGCGGCACAAGTGATGATAACATGCCTGATTTCCAAGGTGGTGTAGATTTTTATGAAGGCCGAGACGTCAATCACGATCTAGTATACAGTAATTTAAATTACGAGCAATATCGCTGGGACGACAGGAATATTTTTTATTACATTGACGCAGACGGTCAATTGGTAGCAAGAGTTAACACAAGCTATACGTACCCAACAGGCGTATAAATATAATAATTACATAATTTGAGGTAGATGATGGCCGATTTTAAGATAAACAGAATAAGATTTACATGGAAAAATACCTGGTCAACAGGTACCCTTTACCTCAAAGACGACATTGTTCGAAACGGTGGAAAATCCTATGTATGTCTAGTTGCGCACACTGCGTCGCCTAATTTCTATACAGATTTTTACGCAGTCGACGTGTATAATAATGCAGATCCACGCTGGGTATTATGGTTTGATGGTTACGAGTGGAACGGTGCATGGCAACCTAGCACTTTTTATCAGCTTGGTGATATTGTACAATACGGCAGCATTGTTTATCTTTGTACCACTTCGCATACCAGCGCAACTTTGGTGCCAACTAGTAAAACTTTAACATTGAGCGCCATTACCGGCACTGGATCTATTGCCACAGCATCTTTCCCTGATCAAGGATTGACTCTATATAAAACAGGTGGTACGGTAACAATTGCAGGTGTATCATTAGCAGGATTCAACGGAACGTTTGTTGTAGTATCAAGCAGTAATACCAGTGTGACTTATAGCAGTCCAGTTGTCAGTGCTCCAGGCGGCACATTTGCAATCACAACAGATTTTAACAGCAATAACTCTCACGGCCTTGGGCAAGTAGTTTACGGTACAGACAATACTGCAACATATTACGGTTTAGTTATCAGCAATCCAAGTGCAACATTACTAAATGTTCTAAACACCCAGCCAATCGGACGTACATTTACAGCAACAATTAATTCTAGAAATAAATCAACAGGTGTTGTTGCTACCTTAACATATACATTTACTAAACGTGCGGCAATTCAAAGTTACACTATCACTGGTGGAACTGGTTATCTAATTCCTACAGACTTAATCGCAAGTCCTGAAAATTGGAATACGCTTGCCGACTTTGCCGGCTCAGCATACACAGTTATTGCTGAATACATTTCAATAACATTCGTACCAGTAACTCCCGTGACCACTGCTACTATTGCTGGACTAGCACAAAGCGGACTTGAAGCTGATCAAAGCAAATGGGCAAGCTATGCAGTTGGAGACAACTGGGTCAAAGATTGGGCAGTATCAACTAGATATAGAAAAAATGATATTGTTAGATATGGAGCAACAATATATCGTTGTAACAATGGCCACACCAGCAGTACCACAATCACCTTGGGACTAGAATCTGATCAAAGCAAGTGGGATGCTATTACATACAACAGCGAATGGAAAACTGATTGGAACGTGAATACACGATACAAAGTTGGTGATGTTGTTAGATACGGCGGCATTGTTTACAAGTGCGTAACCGGACATACTAGTCCTGCTACCCTAGTAGCAACAACAAGTATTGATCAAAACAGTTCAGCAACAGCACTGGAACTTGGTCCTAATCGTGTACCTGAATCAACATCTTGGACATTTACTGGCGGCACAATTAATTTACAATCATCCGGACTACCTTATCACAGTTACGGAAACCCATCAGCTACTACACAGCCGTATGCTCAAAATTATAATAGAACATGGAGCCTTCGCGGTGGAACAAACGTGGCTGCAGGATCTGCGGTATCTCGTGGTAACGGAGTTGTCGGTTATTGGCTCAACGGCGTGGCAATTTTTAGTCCAGCTTCAAACAATGTGCCAACAGGAAAAGCATCATTTTTACCCAACTGGCACTATAATATTTCATATCAGTCCGGCCAAACAAATAATTATACATTTGGTCAAGATTTAGCAGGCGGCGTTGCTGAATCTAACGGACAATACCACTATGTTGATTTCAGTTTCCAAGACAATTGGGTATCTGGGTTAGGACATGTTGCTGGCTCAACAACATCAACCGGTCTTGCTGATGCCAGTTTAATCCCATACATTGACAGCGCACTACAATTCCCAGACGGACACAGTAAAATTGTTGGCTGGGCGTTAGACGGCTATCCGATCTACGGACCGTTTGGATACGGAACTGCAATGAGCTCTGGTTCTATTGTTAGAAGAATGGGCGGCGGATATAATATTAACAGTTCTAGAACAGCCAATGGCGTAACACCTCCCGTTAATGCAACATATCCACTGGGTATGTTTGCTGAAGATTATACATTTGTTGGAGGACAAGATCTTGACAGCAAGAATGGTCGTTATTGCGTTACTCCTGACTATCCAAACGGAACCTATGCTTATTTTATCACACTTGATCCTGCACAGAAACCAGCATATCCCTATGTTATAGGAAATACATTCTACGGTGATGCTACGACAACAACTAATGGTGGCGGAATTGTAATTAGTCCGCTTTTAGGCAGTACGTTGGGATTAGAAACTGATCAAGGCAAGTGGACCACTGTTCACAGTGGTATAGAAAATCGCGGAGAGTGGAATAACTTTACTAGATATAAAATTAATGACGTTGTTACGTACGGCGCAAATTTATACATCTGTACAGTATATCACACGTCTACAAATGTTATAGATACAAATTTATTTACGATCTATGTTCCAGGTTTAGAATACGCAAACACTTGGTCAATTACAGAATCATATGCACGAGGCGATGTAGTAACATATGGCGGATATCAGTATACCAGTAAGGTAACAAACAACGTAGGTCAAACACCTTCAACCAGTTCAGCTTCGTGGGATTTATTACAAACAAATTATAACATTCGTGGAGAATGGAGTGCAACCACAACATATTTGGTCGGTGACACTATAAGAAGAAGCGGTTACTTATATGTTTGTATCCAAGATAATATTGGACAAGAAACTACTAACACAGCATACTGGACTTTAGTAGTACCGAGCATGCAGTGGAAAGGTCCTTGGGTGACTGGTACAACGTACTTGCCAGGCGATGTTGCAACATTTTATGCAACTGCATATAGCTGTTTAATAAAACATACTGCTACTTCTACCGCCAGCCCTTATTTAAATCCAACAGCATCATTGTTGTCTATAACATCTGTAAACACAACCGGCTCAACCGTCACGTTTAATTTTACAGCTCAGTCATCGACACCGTTTCCTGTAGGAACATCTATTACTGTTGCAAATTCAAATCCCAGTTCATATAACGGAACGTATGAAGTAACAACAGCGTCAGTTTCACAAGCAACTGTTGCCAGTACCAATGTTGCCGCATATGTGAGCAGTGCCACTGTGCGCACAGCAACACATTGGGTCAAGTATGCTCAGGGTGACAATTGGTTAACTCTACAAAATCCAGGTGATCTACAAGTTTACAGCAACGGAGCAAACACAAATTTAGCAATCGGCGCCAACGGAACAACATTAAAAGTTGATAGATCGACACCGTTGCCAGCAGTCTACTGGGGCAATTTTGGTTCAATTCCAGGAGTGTATTATGTAAGCACCAACGGAACAGATGCCCCGGGATACGGCCTAACATTAAACGCACCATATGCCACTGTTAAATATGCATGTGCAAATGTAACAGGCCCTGCAACAATTTTTATCAAAACAGGACTCTACAGCGAGCAGTTACCAATTTCAATTCCAGCTGGAGTTGCATTGGCAGGTGATGAACTTCGCGGAACAACCATCCAACCGTATGCAACAATCAATCAAACAGCAACTGCCAGTTATAAAATAGTAACAGGTACAATTACAAGTGTACTAACTCCTAGCCAGGTTTATATAAGCACAGGCGGCTCACCAGCGGATTTGGCAGTCGGATCACAGATTGTAGTAACTGGCACGTCTTTGGCAGCAAGCAATTTGCCTGCTGGAACATATTATATTACATCTATCGGTACAGTTCCTGGAAATTATGTAACAGTCAGCGCAACCGCAGGCGGCGCAACCATAACAAATCTAATAACCAATGCCAACCCGCTGGCTATGTCGTTCTCAGCTGGCAACAATGCAATTGCAGTAACAACAACTGCCAATATGAGAAACGGTACTCCTATCAGATTTAACAGCGCAAGCATAGTAGTATCAGCATTGTCTACATCGTCAGCCGGCGGTGTAGTAACAATAACAAGCAATGTGGGAATACAACCAGGACAGCCTATCGTATTCTTTGGAACAGCATTTGGTAATTTAGTTGCAGGAACACAATACTATGTCCGTGAAGTACTTTCAGGAATTACCATTACAATATCAACGACTGCAGATTTCCTTGCCATTATGCCTCAAATTGATGCTATTGGTGTAATGACAGCCAATATCAAAACTTTTGCAGGATTATATTCTGATAGATTGTACTACGTCATTGGCAGCACACTGACCCCAACACAGTTTAGTGTGTCAGCAACATTAGGCAGTAGTACTCCAGTAACATTAGCAAACACCACAGCCCAGTCACAGATAGTATATGGTGGCGACGTACTTAGTGATATGTTTTATGTTCGCAATGCTGGCGGCATTAGAAATATGACCTTAAGAGGTTTAAATGGTGGATTGACTCAACAAAATCTCTATGATACTAAACGCCCATTAGCAGGCGCTTATGTGAGTTTGGATCCGGGTGCAGGCCCATCAGATGCTACAGTACAGATTTCTTCTAAATCCCCTTACATACAAAACGTAACAACATTTGGTTTTGGATGTACCGGATTAAAGATTGACGGAACACTACACGGCGCTGGAAACAGATCTATCGTATCTAACGACTTTACTCAGGTTATCAGCGACGGTATTGGCATTTGGTGTACCGGAAGTGGAGCACTGACTGAAGCAGTTTCAGTATTCTCATACTATGCACATATTGGTTACCTGGCAGAGAACGGTGGACGTATTCGTGCTACTAACGGAAACACATCATACGGCAGTTTTGGATGTGTTGCAGAAGGATTTGATCCTACAGAAACTGCATTGACTGCAACAGTTAACAATAGAAATCAAGGTGCTCAAGTGGCATCAGTGTTTATCGGCGAAGCTACTAATAAAATTCTTGCTCTAGAATACACCAACGCAGGCCAAGGATATTCCACAGCAACCTATGCATTTAACGGCGCGGGACAATATGCGGTAGCAGTTGGAGATGAATATAGAGACGGCGGAGTATTTGAAGTTAGAATACTAGGTACTGATTTTGCCGCAGGTGGTCAAGGATATAACAGCATCAGTAACAATGCACAAGCTGGCGATGATACTACAATTTTAATTGCTGCCAGTGATGTCAATACAATATCAGCATACAAAGGTATGAGAGTATTGATCACTTCGGGTACAGGAGTAGGACAGTACGGTTACGTAGTTACTTATGATCATGTTACTACAAAAACAATAGCAGTAGCAAAAGAATCATATACTCCAATTACTGCTACAACGGTTGTGAGAACCACAGCAACCACAACTGGAAGTTATATATTTGAAAGCACACTGGTGGTAGGTACACTGGCATCGGGAACTCTAGCAGTAGGACAAATTATTACTGGCACTGGAGTTACCGCTGGTACTTATATTACTGCAAATCTTGGTGGTAGCGGAAATGCATCATCTTGGTCTGTCAGCAATGTACATGCACCTATCAATACAACAGTGTTTGTAAGCGGCGGAGCATCAGCTCAAGCGATTGTTGTACTACAAGACACTACAGGCATTGCCATCGGTCAACTGGTAGTCGGAACTGGAGTTGCTGGCGGAACAACTGTACAAGCTGTCAATCTTCTTACAAAAACAGTTACATTGACTGCTAATTTTTCAACACAGGCTGCAGGAATTTATAGTTTTTATTCAGCACCAACAGCTATCAATGCCGCACTTAATTCTATAACAACAGCCGGCCAGACAAGCATTTACGCTAATCAACCAGTTCAGTTTTTACCAATTGAACAGGTAACTACAACTGTTTCAACATCACACAGTTCAGCTAATCTTGGATCATCATCTATAGGTGCTACTGGAATATTGACAGTTGGGACTGTATCAGGTGCTATTGAAGTTGGTATGTGCTTGACCGGCGGCAGCATAGTCAACGGCACTACATTTATCCTAAGTAATATTTCCGGTGCAGGCGCCGGCAGCACATGGCAAACCAGTACTACTACCGTACAGGCCAGCACAACTATCACTGCAACAAAAGACATTATCACACTGGCATCCACAGCAGGTATGTGGGTTGGGCAACAAATCGTATTTTCAGGCAGTGTAATTTATGGCGGATTGTCAGGCAACCAAACATACTACATTACAAATATATTTGGAAACAATGTCACTGTTAGTTTATCAGCAGGTGGTGCCAACCAAACAGTTGTATCAGTATTATCTGCTGTGATGTCTGCAAGAACTACAGGAATATATGGAGGATTATCATTAGGCACTACTTATTATGTGATGCCAGCCAATTTAACTTCGACATCATTTACTGTTACAGAAACTGTTAACGGAACTGTTCCATTGACATTGACTGCATATAGCGGCCCTGGCATAATGAATGTTATAGAAATGGGGTGGGACAATATAGTGTCCGGAACTCCGGCTGCTGTGGCATTGGATTCAACTACAACATACAGTATTGAACCAAGAGTACAGTTTACACTACCAACCACTAGCTCAGTATCAAGCGGAATTGTTGCGCCAAGCGGAACATGGTCTGGATCTGCATTTGGTGCAGGCGCCTATGTTGCTGTGGACAGTGGCGCTTCGGGCGGGATATACAGAAGCACTACCGGTAACAGCTGGGCCGCAGGCGGCGGCTTTGCCGCAGTGGCTTACTCCGATGTTACATATGGTGCTTTGGGATTCCTAGCAGTATCAAGCGCAAGCTATACTGCCGCAACAAGCACAAATGGTCTTACATGGACGTCAACTTCTTTAGTAAACACTGCCACCAGTTGGTCGGGTTGTACTTACGGTAATGGCACATATTTTGCTGTAGCGAAAAACACAAGCATTGTTACAAAATCTACAGATCTTAGTGCATGGTCGCAAGTGACACTGCCTGCGGTGGCCAGCTGGACTGACATTGCTTATGGAAATTCTGGATACCAATCAATCACTGCAAATGGTATACTGGTAGTAATTTCCAGCGGCGCAACTTATGCATCAGTGCTACCGTCAAACGTTACTACAACCGGTTCAATAGCCAGTACTACGGGTACAATCGGTGCAGTGACCGGTGCAGGCACTATTGCTAGCCCGTGGATTGCAACTATCACAGGAGTTAGTGCTACAACAGGTATAGTTGAAGGCAGTCCAATCACAGCCACTAACGGCACCGGCAATTTGTTTGGCGGAACACCTACCAGCTGTACTGTACAAAGTTTTGTAGCCAATACTAGCATTACCTTTGCAGTAGTTGGTGGATCAACTCCGATCGCAGGTACTATAACAAATATTGTTGTTAGGGGTTCAAATGCAGTTTATACTGTGACTAGAAACGGCACAACATATAGTTTAACAAATACTACAGCAGGTGCAAACTACACTGTGGGTGATAAACTTACTATTCCAGGAACAAGTCTAGGCGGAACTAGCCCTGCAAACGATGTATCAATTCGAGTACTAACAGTATCAGCAGGTGCAATTTCTACAATTAGCTTTGTTGGAACTGCAACCGCTCCAATGTGTGCGTCGAGTATTGATATGGGATCTTCATGGACTGCATCAACTCTTCCAGCAGTTGGATCAGCAACCTGGAGCAACATTTCATACGGCAACGGCAGATTTGTGGTAGTAGGAAAAAATACAAATAAATCAGCGTTCTCATTCGATGGGGTTACTTGGTACACTGGCAACTTGCCAGCAACAGGAAACTGGAACAGTGTAGCGTACGGTGCCGGCCAATTTGTCGCAGTTGGCGGAACTGGAACACTTGTTGCCAAAAGCCCTAATGGATCAGATTGGAAATTAGTTGCTGTCTCTGGTGAAACAAATAGAACAACAGTCTGCTGGGGCAATTTATCAAGCATTGCTGGTTGGATAATTGCTGGTGATAGTAATATTTCTAATTACATAATTACCGGAACACCGGCAATTGGCAGAGCGGCAATAACATCAGGTAAGATTGGTGCAGTTAAAATATGGGAACCGGGATCAAATTATCAAACTAGCAATTTTGTCATATCATTTGCTGGCCAGATTTCGAACACTACGTTATCAGTAACTGGTATAAATGAAGGATCTTCATTGCCACTACCACTGCAAGTGGGACAAACAATATACGGCAGTACTGGTTTAATTTCTCCAACAGTTACTCAAATAAACACAGTGTCGTTTACGGGTAGTACAGATGGTTATAGATTATATGTTCTATCAGTTCCATCCACTGCGCTAACAGTTGGCCTTGTACTAGTAGGTAATAATATATCGGCAGGAACTATAATAACTGCAATCTCCTCAGTGTCATTTACTGGAACTGTAGGAGGAGCCGGACTTACAACATTAACATACAACAGCGGCACAATTCCTACAGTAGGAATGATGGTAACAGGTGTAGGCATAACGGCCGGAACATATATAGTAAGCGGAACAAGCCCAACATTTACACTAAGCCAGGCAGCTACTAGCGGAAGCAAGAGTGTAACCGGTACACTGTATACTATAAATCAATTTCAGACAGTACCTAGTACAGAAATAACAGGCACGAGCTATACTATAAACACTTCACTAACAGTTGGCCTTACTAACATGCAGGCAGTGTCAGCTGGATCTGTAGCAGTTAATATAATAGATCCAAGTATTACTACACCGATGTATTCTACTGTCAGAGTCGGACTAGGTGTACTGGGCCAGCCATCATTTGGTAATCGAGGCACGGGTTATAGAACGTCAACAACTACTGTAACAATTGCTGGTAATGGTTATGCAGATATATTCCAACCAGCAAAATTTTTATCAGTAACTGGATTAGCATCTGCACCGACGCCAGGAGCTGCCTTGAATATTTCAGGCGATCCTGTACAGTATCGGGTGGTTGTTATTACAACTTTAGGAGCTACTAAATATTTGTTCCAAATATCACCGCCACTTACCATAACAAAAGCACCAGGACACGGTATTGGCCTGACTATTAGACAAAAATATAGCCAGTGTCGTATCACTGGACACGATTTCTTGTTAATTGGTACTGGCAATGCCGCAACTACTAACTATCCTAATGTTGATGTATCAACTTCATTAAATTATCGACAGATTACAGAAAGTGCAGGCGGCCGGGTATTCCAAACAAGTACAGACCAAGATGGTAATTTCTTAGTTGGCAATTTGTTCGGAGTTCAACAGGCATCAGGGATTGTTACAATTAGTGCTGATCAGTTCAGCTTGCAAGGGTTGCAAAGTTTGACCATTGGCGGATTAAGCGTTGGACCTAATGCGATTGTTATTAATCAGTTTAGCACAGATAGTTATTTTACAGCAAATAGCGACAGCATCATACCAACACAACGAGCAATTAAAACTTATTTGGCTAGAAACGTTGCAGGTGGTGGAGCAAACGCTACAGCAGGTCAAGTAACTGCTGGTACTGTTGGAATTGGCGGCCCGAACAGAATTTTCTCCTCAACCCTAAGTACAATTAATGTTCCAAGAACAGTTAACTTTACTCAAGGTAGAGCTGGCGGAACAGGTGCAGCCGGAAAAACAGGCGGTATAAATGGAACAATGTTGGCAGCGGCATTCTTTAATAGTTCGTTTAGCGGCGGCGCAAACACTGATGAATAAGATCGAAACATGATCGTAGCAAAAGCATAAATATAAAATATTAAGAAACTTGGAGTTTTGAATGGCTGAATTTAAACTAGGTAGAATACGCTTTATTTGGAAGGGTACTTGGGCCGGATCTACAACCTTTACGAAAGATGATATCGTTCGTGTGGGTGGTAGAACATACTTGTGCGTCGTTGGGCATACTAGCTCTTCAAGTTTTAGTACAGATGTAACTAACAATCCCACATACTGGAGTCAGGTCAGTGACGGCAGTGCATGGAAAAATGCATGGACTACAACCGCACTGTACTCAATAAACGACTTAGTAATTTATGGTGGCCGTTTATATATTTGTAACACTTCTCACACCTCAGCAGCCACAGCCAGTTTGGGTCTTGAAAACGATCAGGCAAAGTGGGACGTTTATGCGACTAGTTTTAGTTTCCAGGGTGACTGGGCAATCAGCACACGATACAAGGCAAATGATCTTGTAAGATACGGCGGAAACACATATGTTGCCAATACAGGACATACTTCAGCAGCCACAGTAGCTAACGGTTTAGAATTAAACTTGGCTTACTGGGATGTTTATTCAAAAGGATTTAATTGGTTAAGCTCGTGGGCAAATGCCACTCGATACAAAATTAACGATGTTGTTCTTTACGGCGGTGTTTCGTACATTTGTAACACCGGCCACACTTCTCAAGCAACAAATGCAGTAATAGTTACCACAGCCGCATCTGCAACAGGCGGCACAGCAACATTAACATTTGCGGCACAGGTAGTTCCGCCATATGCTGTTGGAGCATCAATCACGGTTGCCGGAGTAACTCCAGTAGCATTTAACATAACTGCTACAGTTTTAACTTGTTCAACAACTCAGGTGACATATGTATTAGCAGGAACACACGGTCCTCAAACTGTTGCTGGTACCATAACTGGTGTCGGACAACTGGCTCTTGAAGCTGATCTAGCCAAGTGGGACATATTTCACAAAGGTATTATTTACTTAGGTGACTGGAGTGCCAGTGCAGTACGTTATAAACTAAACGATGTTGTAAAATATGGTGCTGACCTTTGGATTTGTACAACAGCACATACATCAACTGCGGCATTTGCTACAGGTAACTGGTCTATTTGGGTTGCCGGCCTACAGTTTTATAACAGCTGGTCAAGCTCAACAACATATCAACCGGGCGATTTGGTAACCTATGGTGGTTTTGTGTTTGTCGGACTGTCAGTAAATACCAACGCAGTTCCAACAAGCAGTCCGTCAGATTGGACTGTGTTTACTACTGGATTTAGTTTCCAGGGCGACTGGTCAGCATCGTCAGTTGCATACAGAGTTGGACACGTTGTACGAGTCAACGGATACACTTATGTTTGTATTCTTGACAACACGTCAAGCGGCGCAAATGTACCGCCAAATGCAACTTTCTGGTCTAGACTAAACAGCGGAATTAAGTGGGCTGACACTGCAAAAACATACACAGCTCTAGTCGGAACTAACGTTATTAGTTCAGGCGTAAGTGCAACATTCAATGTTACTACTAGCGGTACAACATATGCAGTAACAAGAAATGCCAATGGCAGCGGATATGCTGTTAATGATACTATTAAGATTTTAGGTACACAAGTTGGCGGCATCAGCCCGGCTAATGATATTCTAATAACAGTTGCTTCTGTATCTACAGGTGCTATTGCAAGTATTTCATCTACAGGATTTGCCGCAACTTGGGCAACTACTACTGTTTACTATCTAGGCGATACAGTTACCGTTGGTGTTAATTCTTATATTTGTATTTTAAATCACACATCCGGTACTGGTAATAGACCAGACAATGATACTGTAGGAACTTATTGGAATCTAATGGCAGCAGGCTCGGTTGCTAATATTTTAACCACACAAGGCGATATGGTGTATATGGGCGGAGGTGGCCCAACACGCTTGCCGATAGGAACAGACGGACAAATTCTACGTGCAACTGGTACAACCCCAACATGGTCATACTTTGGACAAATCAACAATGTAGTATATGTAGGCTTAACAGGAACAGATACCTTGGCTGCAGGCGCAGGCACAACATTGGATAAGCCTTGGAAGACTGTTCAATATGCCGCCAGGGCAGTTGAAGATGGTTATCTAAATGTCAGCACACGGGATTTAATTGCTAAAAACAAGCAATTCATTATCAAAGAAATTAGTAATTATATAACATATACCTATAAAGTAACTGTGACTAATGCCAGTGCTACTACATTTACTACAGCATCTACTGCCGGAATTTATATTGGAATGCCAATTACGTTTACTGGCACCGCCGGTGGAGTTACAGTTGGAACAACATATTTTGTAATTTCTACAAACTTTACTAGCACAACATTTAGTATTGGTACAACTGCGCTAGCTGGAAGTATTGTTTCTTTAAATAATGCCGGAGCAATATCCAACACTGGTAATTACTCATTCAGCGTTAGCAAAACAGAAAGAGATGCTGGTTTGATAGTTGACGGACTAGCCAATGATATTAGCCGTGGCGGAACAAGTTTCACTGTTACTAATTTGTATGCTTACTATAATGCCGCAGGCAATGCATATGTATCTGGTGTTATTGCTGGAGACATAACCGCATTTGTATCAGCACTAACATATATGTCAACACTTATTGGCAATGTATTAGCACAATCAACTCCTGCTAGCAATTATCAAACTTTAAATAGTGTTGCTGGCGGAAATCAAGCATTGCAAATCAAAGATGCATCGTTGCTTGCAGAAAATGGAACATCATCAGTTGTTTCAAACCTATTAACTATTATCACATCAGGACTTACCGCAGGCAATACTACATCAGTTCCAGTTCCAATTTATCCTCAGACTACAATCAATGTTAAGACAGGAACATTTAGCGAAATTTTACCTATCGTAATTCCAACATACACTGCTATAGTCGGTGATGAACTTCGTGGTACTGTGGTTCAACCTGCTTTTTCTAATCCTAATCTATCTAATGATAAATTAAGATCTATTCAAGGATTAACTAGAATCAAGAGCCAGTTGTCTAACTTGATGGCCAATACCGCTATCACAGCAACCAGCGGCAATTTACAGAATCTAGCAACAACTAGTGCCAGCAATATAGCAGGTACTGCCACGCTAACTTTTGCTACACAAACAACAGCACCGTTTGTTGTAGGTTCAACAATTTATGTTGCTGGTGTGACACCAGCAGGATTTAACGGTAGTTATACTGTTACTGCCTGCACAACAACCAGTGTAAGTTATACCAATGCCACAGCAGGCCCGCAAACAGTTGCCGGTACAGTTAACAGCAACGTTCTTAACTTGGGCTTTACTGGCGACACCGGTAGCCAAGCCGCTGTTAATAGTGTAGTATCCAGTGCGCAAGTAATTAATCAGTTTATTAAAAACGGCATTTCAGCATCTATTACTGTGACAGCAATTGCAACAGGAACCAGTGTAACTGTTGATAGCACAGCTAAAATTACTGCTGGCGACACACTAATATTATCTGGAACAGCATTTGGTACATTGGTTGCCAATAGACTGTACTGGGTAGTTTCAGTTGTGGATGCGGCTACTATCACAATCAGTGCCTCACAAGGTGGAAGTGCAATTACATTCACAGCCGCTAGTGGTACAATGACCGGTGTTACCAACGGTGGTTCGGCATTTACATTTACAAATCCAACAGGTTACAATTCAAGTTATCTAGTAGGATACGGTGATGGCAAAGCACAGATTGTACAAAACTATCAATTCATCCGTGAAGAAATTCAAGCGTTTTTAAATGGTTACACTACAGGCGGATTTAACTGGAGCACTATTGGTGCAGACAATCAAGCATCTACACTGCGTGATATATACTATCTACTAGACAGTCTCCAGTATGATATGACCTACGGTGGCAACCAAGCCAGCCTAGTTAACGGCAGTGCATATTGGTCATTAGGAATTAATCAAATTGTTAATGGCTATGTTGGTGCAACTGCTGCCGCCCTGGCAAGATTAAAAGTTGTTGTTGGACAAATTATTCTAAAAACAGCAGTCAGCGTATCAGCTGGAAATACTGCAACACAAGTTACTACTGGAACAGCAGGATCAGCAGGCTCTGCAACTTTTGCGCAAGCTCGTGTGCAGGATGTTATCGATTGGTCAACTAACGGAACGGCACCTGCAACAGTTTCACAGGCAGCTTCAATAGCACTGGCAACATCTGCACTACAATCCGCTTACAATTCATTGCAAGGCGCAAGAACAGAAATTGCAAACGATGCATATGGTTGGATTAGAAAATATTACCAAGCATACAACATTAGTGATACATTAACTATCCGTGATGCGGGCCTAGTAGTTGATGCACTAAGCTATGACATGGTATTGGGTACTAACTTTAATAGTTTGCAAGCGGCACGCCGTTATAATTCTGCAAACACCTCTGCACAGGCGATTATCAATGATATTAATTCTCAGAACAGTGCAACTATCTCATCAATTACATTAATTGGAGCCAAAGCTGAATCATATGTCGCAACAGGATTTACTGTAGCAGCCGGTGAAATTATCAATGATGCAACAAACTCAATTATTGGTTCAATTACAACAACCACAACTGCTACAACAACTAGTACAAATTATGTAACAGTAACAAGTACAGCTAATATGGCAGCTGGTATGACTATTGTGTTTGCATCAGCAACCGGCGGTCTAAAGGCTTATAAAACTTATTGGATTGCATCAGTAGTAAATGCAACACAGTTAACCGTCACTGCTAGTTATAACGGCAGTGCTGTTGCCTTGTGGACAACTACTAGTTCAACAATCGCAACAACTGTAAATGGATTGTTAGTGACCAGCGGCACAACAACATATAATAACACGCTTTCAACAATCAAAGGCGCTGAAATTTTACGTGCTAATAAAAAATTCTTAGTATACGAAGCAGATGCGTATATTAAATCAGTCAATAGAGGCACATGTCAAAGTATTGCCAGCAACGTTATTACAACCAGTTCAGCACATAATTTGTTAGCTGGTGACCCTGTTGTGTTCTCTGGAACTGTTATTGGCGGCAATATTGTTGCGGGTACAACATACTATGTAACATCTACTAGTCTAACTGGTACAACATTTACTATTTCTCAGCAGTTTAACGGAACTGTTCTAGGATTAAGCAATGTTGCATCTGGCGGCACTATGGTTGTAACGTATACAGGTAATGCTAATATCATTAAAGACATGGAAACTTACATCGATGCGTTGGTGTATGATACAAATTTCCCTGGAAATTACAAAACACGTCGTGCAGTCACATTGTACAACAATGCAGTTAGCGGATCATTGTTGTCAGACATGTACTATGTACGCAATGCCACCGGCTTGCGCAACATGACTGTTAGCGGCCTTACTGGTACATTGAGTGCAGATAATGCATACGGCACAAAACGTCCAACTGCTGGAGCATACACCAGTTTAGATCCAGGCTTTGGCCCTTATGACAGTAACGCATGGATTAAACAACGTTCGCCATACATACAAAACGTGACAACATTTGGTACTGCCTGTGTTGGTTGTAAAATTGACGGTGCGCTACATCAAGGTGGAAATCGATCTATCGTTTCCAATGACTTCACGCAAGTATTAAGTGACGGTATTGGAGTATGGTGTACTGGTTCTAACGCATTGACAGAGCTTGTATCAGTATTCTCATACTATGGGTATGTGGGATACCTAGCAGAATTAGGCGGAAAAATCCGTGCTACTAACGGCAACAGCTCGTACGGTACATACGGTGTTCTTGCTGAAGGCGTAGATACATTTGAAACTCCCGTTACTGCTACTGTAGACAACAGATACTATCCTGCAACTGTACAAAACGTAGTTACAGATGGTAAAGATCAAATTTTATGTTTTGAATATTTAAATGCTGGATCTAATTACAATACAGCTACATATTCTATAAGTGGAACAGGATATAACGTGCTAACCGTCGCAGACGAATTCCGAGACGGTGCAGTATTCCAAACTAGAAACGTAGTTAGTTATGGTTCAAACTTTGTGACCCAAACAAACGTATGTCAGGGCGGCACTGCTCAGTTGGTAACTATTTCTGCAACTGACCTAGGAGCCGCAGGCGCTTACATCGGTATGCGAATTCAAATTACCAGCGGCTCAGGCGCAGGACAGTTTGCATATTTTGCCACATTCTCTGGAGCAAAGATAGGTTATGTTTGTAAAGAATCATTCTCTGCACTGGCAGTAACAGCGGCTGGCTCAAGTCTACTAACTGTAGCTGATACATCTGCACTGTATAATAACATGCCAATTATATTTACAGGCACATTGTTAACAGGTTGTACATTGGCAATCGGCACTGTTTATTATGTGGTTGGCGCAAGTATTACAGCAACACAATTTAGTGTGGCATCAGGCTCTGGCGGCTCAGCAATATCAGTAGGCACTGCTAGCTCAGGTGGCCCAATGACACTAAACGCTGTGGGATGGGATCATGTTGTTCCGGGCACTGCAATTGCTGCCGCACTTGATTTAACTAGCGCATATATTATTGAGCCTCGTTTGAAATTTAGTGCTCCTGGATTTACAGCCACAGCTAGAACACAGACAAATGCAGCCTGGACAGATGTACAGTACGGTGCAACGACTGGCGTATATTCAAGTGTTGCGGCTACAGGCGGCTCACCAACTATTGTCGCATCATTCACTGTAAATAGAACTGGAGTAGCATACTCGGTTGTGTTAGCAGGCGGCGGCGCTGGTTATAAAGTAGGAGACGTACTGACAGTTCCAGGAACAAGTCTAGGCGGAACTAGCCCTGCAAACGATATTACAGTTGTTGTAAATTTGGTCAGCTCAGGTGCTGTTGTTAACTACACCTGGACAGGAACAGGTATTGGCGGCTTGTATCTAGCTATTCCTTCAAGCGGTTCAACCACAATGTACAGTACCAACGGCACATCCTGGGTGGCAGCTGGCACAACAGTTGCGCTAGCAAGTGCGTCCTGGACAGCAATAACTCACGGTAACGGACGATGGGTTGCAGTGGCAAATGGAACAGCAACATCAACAACCACTGATGCATTGACATGGACAGCAGGTACCATTACCAGCGGTAACTGGACATCAGTGTGTTATGGTAACAGCACGTTTGTAGCAGTAGCATCGGGTACTGCAACATCTGCAAGTAGTGCGGCTGGTACTGCGTGGACATATTCAGCATTGCCGTCTAGCACTACCTGGACCGGGGTTGCATATGGTGCATGGGGCGGCACAGTAAGCCCAGCAGTATCTCCAACATACGGAATATTTGTTGCCATAGCATCAGGCGGAACAGTGGCTGCTTCTTCTATAGACGGCGGCGCAACATGGGTAGCTCAAACATTGCCAGCAAGTGCCACATGGTCTAGTGTGACATTTGGCAACGGAAGATTTGTTGCTATTTCTTCAGGTAGTAAAATTACAGCATATTCAAAAGATGGTATTACTTGGGTACAAAGCCCGACTGGAATGCCAGCCAGCCAAGCATGGGCACACGTTGAATACGGCCAAGGCTTATTCTTTGCAACAGCAACGGGATCAACCAATATTGCCGCAACTAGTGAAGATGGTATTACTTGGACTTCTCGCACACTTACAGCAACAGCAAGTTGGCCTACAGTGACATTTGGTAATAACAATGCATCACCACTGTGGGTTGCGTTGACTGATGCTTCTACAGTGGCAAACAGTATTGTAACCGGCGTTACTGCCAAGGCTCGTGTCAAAGTATCAGCAGGAACCATCAGTGAAATTAGAATGATAGAACCTGGTAGCGGGTACACATCTGCTCCCACAATGACACTAACTGACCCAAATCAAAGTGCAACTCCGCTGTCATCTGTAATTTCAGGAGTGGCATTTAGCGGAGGCACAACTGGTCAGTTAACTGTACCAACTGGCACATATCCTGTGGGCAGTGCAATTATCGTAACTGGTACAAACAGCGGCACCGGAAGCATTGTAGGGTATACATCGGGCAAAATCTACTATGTGGTAACAGGCGGCACCGGAGTCACGGTAATCACTATCACCGATTCGTATGCCAATGCAATAGCCAGCTCTAGTAAGCTAACAACAGTTGTAGGTTCATCTACAGGATTAACTTTCTCAATGAATTTACAAGCACGTATAGGCAATGGCGCATTGGGCAATCCGACATTTATCTGTAGAGGATTACAATTTACCACAGCATCTGCAACAGTTAGTGGCAACGGCTACGGAGACGATTATCAAACTGGATATTACTTCAATGTCAAAGGATTGCCAAGTAACCCAGTCTCTGGATCAAATGTGGTACTTACAAGTGATCCTACTTATTATAGACTAGTGCAAGTCACTAACTTCTTGGGCACGTTAGGAAACGGTGTGGGCGCAAATACTCCTTACTCGGGCAGAATGCAAGTCAGTCCTATATTGACAGCAACATCAGCTCCCG